ATCGGGCAATGCAGTAGACGTTTATATTTGCGCTCCAATTTTCCAAAAATCGGATAAAGTTTGGCACGTTTCACCAAGACCGACAAACTGGCAAGCAGCACAAAGATTGGATTATTGGCACGTTTCACCAAGACAGGATTATTGGCAAGCTCATGAATAGTTACATTTTAGAAAAACGGACTTCCGAGTCAATCTATTACGATATTGATTGCACCTATATTCTCGACACTTTGGAGACGATAGATAGCATTACTTCAGTTTTAGCAGACCAGCCCGGTCTTGTCATACTCGCTCCAGCCGTAAACCCAATTCCAATCACTTTTCCCGACAAGCAAGTTGCTGCCATTGGAAAAGTGATTTCGGTTCAAATTTCAGAAGGAATAATTCCTGACCCACAAATCAATCAACTCTATACAATTAGAGCAATATTTGAAACAAGTGACGGGAATACTAGGGAAGCCACTGTTTTATTGAACGTGACTAATATCCCTACTCAGACTGGAAGGATTTGCTAATGCCACTTAAAGAAGGTTCCTCAAAAGAGGTAATTCAGGAAAACATTCGTGAAATGATTAAAGCTGGTCACGACCCTAAACAGGCGATGGCTGCAGCTTATACCAATGCTCGAAAGCATAGCGGAGTCGATTCAGGCGCAGGAAACACTGATTTGGTAGCTTTTGTAATCTTTGTTTCAGACAATAAAATCCTTTGGATGCGTAGATCCGATGACAAATCGTGGAGTTTCCCCGGTGGTCACGTTGAAGAAGGCGAAGCTGCCATTGAAGGCGCAATTCGTGAGTGCCGAGAAGAAATCGGTCATGCGCCAAAATCAGGTCTCCAGTTGATTTACGAGGAGCCTACACTTTGTATATACACTTGTGCAGACGGGGAATTCATTCCCAAGCTCAATTATGAGCATGACGCATTCGTTTGGGCTTCGCTAGAAGATGCCCCAAGCCCTATTTTCCCTGAATTGGAGATTAAAGAAATGGCTAGTTCAGGAATGGATAAGCGAGAGTACGACACTAATGGGTGGTTTGAGGTAAAAGACAACCCGCTTTCAATGGTCGGAGTATTCCCTTACTCGGGTCGATCAATCGACCCAGCAGCAGACCCTGACAGGGTTTATATGGTCTACCGTCCTGCGGAAGAACTAGGAACCAATGATTGTATCGATTCATTCAAGCTAATTCCTTGGATTGATAATCATGTCATGTTGGGCAGCGAAGATGCGGGACTTACTCCATCGGAGCAAAAAGGTGTGCAAGGTGTTATCGGTCAAGACGTTTATTTTGACGGTGACGTTTTAAAAGGTAATATCAAGGTATTCTCCGAAGCAATGGCTAACCTCATTGCTAACGGAAAAAAGGAGTTGTCCTGCGGATACCGATGCAGATATGAATATGCCCCCGGTGTTTACAACGGGATAGATTATGATTATGTGCAACGGGATATTCGAGGCAATCATCTAGCCCTAGTCGAGAATGGACGTATGGGTCCCGATGTGGCAGTTTTGGATCATTTCACTTTTACAGTAGATAACAAGGAGTTTTATATGGCTGAAGAAAACAAAGAAGTCGGGGCTGCAGAGTCTCGAATGACTTTAGAGGAAGTTCACAAGTTTCTCGAAGAAGTTATGCCTAAATTGGCAAAAATTCAGGAATTGACTGGTCAATCTTACGGTGCTGCTGGCTTAGAAGCAGTTGCAGACGAAGATATGTCCAAGCCTGAAGGTGAAGAAGTAGCCCCCAATGAAGTTGAGGACGAAGAAGAAGATCCTATTCCTCAAGGTGGTGCTGCTGAAGAACCAAAAGAAGACGAACGTGCAAACGGCATGGATACTGCCGAAATCGTGCGTAAAGTCGAAAAGAATTTGGCTAAAAAGGCTAAGCTATATAACGAGCTGTCTGCTCATATCGGTGCGTTCGATCATGCCGAAATGGACTTAGACGCTATGGCTCAGTATGGCTGCAAGAAACTTGGCTTGGAAGCTCCGAAAGAGGCTCGTATCAGCTCTATTGAAGCATTCCTAAAAGGCAAGGGTGCTCCTGCAAAAGCAGCGATGGATGCTGCTTCTGTACGCAAGGGCAATTTCGTTCAACGTTTTTTAGAAGGTAAATAATCATGACTGCTGCGACTTTTCAATCCACAGTTAACGTCAATTTGGGTTTTGGAATTCCCGGTGAATTGATTGTTGACGGACCACAACGTGTTGACTCACTTACTCTTGACGGCACTGGTGGCACTATTGCTCTAGCGTTTACAAAGAGCTCTACAACCAATATCGCTACTCAAGGTGGTGCTATTGTTGCTGGTACTAATTTGTTTGCTGGTATTTTGGTTAACCCAAAAGCCTACGCTTCTTTCGGTGCTGCAAGTGCTCCATTAGATCCAACTTTGTTCTTGGGTCCAAATACTCAAGGCGAGTTCTTGACTATGGGTACTATCGTAGTGACTTTAGTTGGTGCTGCTGAAATTGGTGACTTGGTTCAATACCAAGAATCCACTGGTATCCTCTCTGCAATCACTCCGGGTACTTCTCCAGCTACAGGCTATGCCTTGGTTCCTAACGCAGTTGTTTGGAACTATGCTCAAACTGCTACTGGTTTGGCAGCTATTCGTCTTACCAACTAATTAAGGATCAATTATGAATAAATCTATTGAACGCAGCTCATTATCGCCTCGCCAAGTCGGTGCGATGTCAATGTCTGCCGATGACGTTTCCGATTACGCTGCTCTCGGAGATCTCGGCATTAATTTTGGTGCTCAAAACATCAAAGCAATGGCAAACTATGCAATGGACTCAACGAATCAAGCTGACGTATCAGCTCCTTCGATTACGACTCCAGTGCAGTTTTTGCAAAACTGGCTCCCCGGTTTCGTTAAAGTTATCACTGCTGCTCGTAAGATTGATGAGCTCGTTGGTATCTCTACAACTGGATCTTGGGAAGACCAAGAGATCGTTCAGGGTCTGTTAGAGCCTATCGGTAATGCCGTTCCTTACGGTGATTACACAAACGTTCCTTTGGCTTCATGGAATACCAACTTTGTTCGTAGAACTGTTGTCCGTTTTGAAAAGGGCATCAAAGTAGGTATGTTGGAAGAAGCTCGTGCAGCTCGTATCCGTATCAGCACTGCTGCTGAAAAACGTGCTTCTGCTGCTCTTGCTCTTGAAATTCAACGTAACCTCGTTGGTTTCTATGGCTTCAACAGTGGCGCAAACTTGACTTACGGTTTCTTGAATGATCCGGGCTTGCCAGCATACGTTACTGTTGCTGCTTCAGGCACTGGTAGCTCAACATTGTGGTCAAGCAAGACTTTCTTGCAAATCGTTGCTGACATTCGTGTCGCTGCTGCTCAGTTGCAAAACCAATCTCAGGACACTATTAACCCTGAAGATATGGAATTGACATTAGCATTGCCAACAATCTCTTACCAATACTTGTCAGTAACTTCTGACTTCGGTATTTCAGTTCGTGATTGGCTCAGCAAGACATATCCTAAGTTGCGTGTTGTTTCAGCTCCACAGTTGAACGCAGCAAACGGATCTGCAAACGTGTTCTATCTCTACGCTGAAAAAGTAGAAGATGGCGCAAGCGATGACAGCCGTACATGGGTTCAAGTTGTCCCAGCTAAATTCCAAGCCCTAGGTGTGGAAAAAATGGCTAAGGCATACGAAGAAGACTATGCAAATGCGACTGCTGGCTGCTTGTTGAAGCGTCCTTACGCTGTTGTTCGTTACTCAGGCATTTAATGGAGAGGGCGGTCTATGGACTGCCCAATCTAGCTGATGTAAGATAGGATAGACGGGAGAAATCCCGTCTTTCTAAACATCAAAAAGGATAACGAAAATGGCTAAAACTTATGTATTTTCAACGCTTGCAAACGATCAGCTCTATACGAACTGGATGCAAGGCGGTGGCGATATGCCTATTAAAGGGCATTCTGTTCTGATTAAAGGCGGGACAGGGGTAGCAAACGATAGATTGATTACACCATTGGGTGTTTCAACAGAAATTACTGACTATGATCTTGAGGAGCTTCAAAAGAACCCTTCTTTCAAAGATCATGAGAAAAACGGGTTTGTAGTCGTGAAAGCCAAAAAAGCGGAAGCTGAAAAAGTGGCTGCCGACATGAACCTAAAGGATGAGTCTGCTCCATTGACGGACGCAGATTATGCAAACCAAGATGGTCCAAAAGTAGGCAAATAAAGATGACATCCCTTACACCAGTCTACAACGATGAAGCATTTCGGAACCAGTTTCCTCAATTTGAGAATACGACCCTGTTTCCCCCTGCTCAGTTGGAAAGCTGGTGGACTATGGGTACAGCCTATATCAACATCGATAATAACTACCCTTGGAATTTCAAATCCAAGCAGCTTCAGTTAGCAATCGATTTAATGGCTGCTCATCTTGCAGCGTCATATACGCTCATCAACTCAGGAACTCCCAGCGTGATAGTTCAGGGATCGTCCGAAGGTACGGTGAGCGTATCCCTAGTACCTCCAGTGATTAAATCCGCTTTTGGATGGTGGCTTGCCACTACTCCATACGGTGCTCAGCTAAGGGCTCTATTGAGAGTAGTCGCTAACGTAGGTCTCTACGTTGGTGGAAGCTATGAGAATCAGGGCTTCCGTAGAGCTGGTGGGTATTTTGGATGAAGCAGTTAAATCTCGATAAGATCAGGGCAACGCTTGAGCGTGTGCCTGAAGAATTCGAGAATATGGTAGCCCAAATCGGGTTCCCATCGGGTATCAACTATGAGGACGGAACGTCAGTGGCTTATGTTGCTGCGATTCAAGAATTTGGGGCTCCAGCAGTGGGGATTCCTCCTCGTCCGTTTATGCAACCAACTGTCAATGAGAAAAAAGACGCTTGGGTAAAAACTATTGAGAAAAGCTTACCAAAAGTAGCATTGGGAAAAATGACTGCTTTTGACGTGCTTGATCTTGTTGGAATACAAGCTGCTGCAGATATTCAGACTAAAATCTCCAGCATTTACACCCCTCCTAACGCTCCTGCAACGATCAGGGCAAAAGGATCAGCTAAGCCGTTGGTAGACACTGGATTGATGCTTGCATCGGTTCAAAATGCCGTAAATACGACTGGCTCAGAATTCACAAGCAAAGGCTCATAATGTTAAACGTCAGAGCTATTGCCAACAAATACATTCAGATTACGAATAAAAACCAGCAGATCAACTGGATTCAGTCAAACGGTTATGTAACCGATGACGCTGGTAGACGCACTCCTAAGACGATAACTTTGACAGTTGAGGCTCAGGTACAAGCTTTGAGCGCAACTGATTTAAAGCACGTTGACGGGCTAAATATCACTGGTGTTATGCGCTCCGTTTATATGTATGGGAACGCTGCTGGAGTAGTGAGAGCCGATCAGATTGGTGGGGATATTTTGGTATTTCCTGAAACCCCCGGCTGTTGCAACCGTAACTGGCTTATCACTCAGGTCATGGAAACATGGTCTGATTGGTGTCATGTAATCGTTACCTTACAACAGGATTAATTATGGCTGTCACAATCGACATTAACGATCAGGACGTATTCCGAGCATTGGTCACGTTTTTTAGATCTTTTATCCCTGCTGGGGTGGAAGTGATTCAAGCCCAAGACAATCGGGTGGCAATGCCTAAAGGTGGATTTATTTCCATGAACAATACTGGGATGGATCGTCTTTCCTTCAACGTTGATAGCTATTTTGTCAATCAAGATAAGACAATCCTAACCCCAACAAGATATTCGGTGCAGCTAGATTTTTATGGTCCAATCTCTCAAGAATGGGCTATGCAAACTGTTGCGCTGTTTAGGGACGGTTATGCGACTGAAATTTTTCCGTCAAATATCCAGCCTCTGTATGCAGACGATCCCGTCCAAATTCCGCTTATTGATGGGGAAGCCCAATATGAGCAACGCTGGAAATTGGTGGCGAGTTTACAATACAACCCAATCCTATCAACAACCAAACAGTCGATGCTGGGAGTTGACATCGGACTTGCTCCAATCGATCAGACATTTAACCCCTAGGAGAAATAATGAGTACCATTCCTTTTTCGCAAGTAGTCCAAGTAGTACCGTCAGTTTTATCGGCTAATGGCATAGCAGTAGACCTAAATGGTTTGGTGCTTACTCAAAATGCTTTAGCTCCAAGCGGTACAGTTTTGCAATTCGCTGACGCAGCGGGTGTTCAAGAGTATTTTGGCGCAAGCTCAGACGAAGCAACAATCGCAAATATCTATTTCAAAGGTTATGACGGTGGCACTCAGCTACCGGGTAATCTGTTGATGACTCGTTATGCTGAGACAGCAGTTGCTGGCTGGCTACGCAGTGGCTCATTGGCTTCCGTAACTCTTGGTCAACTCCAAGCATTTACAGGCACTTTGGCTATCACTGTTGCTGGTGTCGTTAAGACTTCAGGCACGATCAACCTAAGCGGTGCAACAAGCTTTAGCAACGCTGCTACGATCATTCAGGCTGCGTTTACAAGCCCCGGCTTTACTGTTGCTTACAACTCTACTCAGTCTGCTTTTGTATTCACTACAACCACTGATGGCGCAACTCAAACTATGAGCTACGCTGCAACTGGTACTTTGGCTACGAATTTGCGTTTGACTGCTGCAACTTCAGCAATCCTTTCTCAAGGATCTGACGCTGACGTTCCTGCTGATTTTATGGCTAACATTTTGACCATTAATCAAAACTGGGCAACATTCATGACTGTTTGGGAAGCCAGCCTGTCTGAAAAAGAAGATTTTGCTCAATGGAGCAATTCTGCTGCTCCTCGTTGGTTATATGTTTGCCAAGACTCTGACGCAAACGTTTTGGTAGCAAACAATACAGTCACTTTTGGTAACTACCTCCAAGTGAATGAATTGATCGGCACTTTGGCTATTTATGGTGATATGACTCATGCTGCATTCGTTTGCGGATTTGCTGCTTCATTGAACTTTACCCGCCTTAATGGACGTGCAACTCTTTGCTTCAAGTCACAATCAGGTCTCGTGCCTTCAGTGACCACTTCTACTGCTGCGACAGCCGTAGAGAGCAATGGTTACAACTTCTACGGTGCTTATGGCTCTAATAACCCTGCAAACAATACAAACTGGTTCTCACCGGGCTCTGTATCAGGCGAATGGCTATGGGCTGATACTTACTTGAATCAGATTTGGCTCAATGCTAATCTTCAGTTGGCTATGGTTAACTTGTTGACTTCAGTTAGCGCAGTTCCTTACAACTCACAAGGTAATGGATTGATCTACTCTGCTGCTCTTGATCCTATTAATGCAGCGATTAACTTTGGTGCGATTCGTGCTGGTATCAACGTATCTGCCTCACAAGCAGCTCAGATCCAGTATGCGCTTGGCTTTAATGCTGCGCCTACCATTGCATCGCAGGGCTTCTATCTGCAGATTCTTGAGGCAACTGCTTCAACTCGTGCAGCTCGTTTGTCCCCTCCGATCACTCTGTATTATCAGGATGGTGAGGCAGTTCAACAAATCACTATGGCTTCAATCGCTATTCAATAAGGATAAATTATGTCAACAATAACCTCAGCAAATTCGGTCTTATCTCTTGCGATCAACAACTACTTTCCAGTACCCCAAGTAATTCAGGGTTATGCGGTAGATGACGCTTTTGAAGGCGAAGCAGTCCAACAAGCAGAAATCTTGATGGGTGTAGATGGTATTTTGAGTGCTGGTAAAGTTTTCGTACCGTACAAAATGACCATTCACCTCCAAGCAGACAGCCCAA